CCTCAAGAGCAACAGTCACCGCATCAAAACGATACTCAGGATCACCATACTTATTCACCCAAAACAAAGCCAGATTCTCAGCAGCAGTAGAAGTCTGCAACAAAGTATCAACACTCGTAGTAGTAATACCGTAAAGATTACGAGAAGCCACATTAGCGGCAGTAGCAGTACCAGCCGGATAAGTTACAGAAACAGTATTAAACAAAAGTTCAGTACCATAAGAAACCTGAGCACCCGTATAAGGCACACCATCACCAGCATCACTAAACAACACAGCAGACAAACCACTAGTAGGAGTAACGCCACCATTCACAAACCTAGCATATCCATCACGGTCAATAAAGAACTGACCCTGCTCAGAAGCCTCAACTTCCTGCAAATACGTTAAAGCATTATCTGTGGCAGACCAAACATCAGCACCCAACGCCGCAAGCCCAGTATCAACATTTCTATCCTCAAGAGGCCACGCCACAGAAGGCATAGACAACACCGCATTAATACGCGCACCAGTAGTTTGAGCAGTCGCAGTGCCAGCAGTCAAAGACTGTTGAGCCAACAAAGTAAAACCATCAGCCGAAACTATTTGAGCAGTAGACTTACCAGAAACGTCATAATCATAATTCCAGTCCTCAATCAAACCAACAAACTGGTTATACCCACCAGAATTGATACGAATTTGGCGGCGCGGAATAATGTTGCCATAAAAAATAGAAGCCGTATTCAACGGGTCAAACAATCTATCTTCATTGTTTAAAACAACAGTAGCCTGCCCAGCATTGTAGCGTTCCAGTTGACGGTTCTTACCACGCTTAACAGAAACAGCAGTAACACGATCAGTAACGTCATAAAAGATAGGCCCAGCAAGACGATAGCTAGTGTTATTTAATTTTCCTTTAACAGGGTCATTGAGTCGAAAATAAGGCGCGTTGGCAGTGTTAAGGTATACGCCGATTTCTACTGTTGTTAAAGTTCCCATAGTTTATGCTTTCGCAAACACTGCACCAGAAGTGCGCTCATAACGGCGGATTGCGTTAACAATCTGTTCACCAAGTGCAGCACCATCAGCACCCATACCAGCAGTCACAGTAAAACTAATATTAGTAACATTACCGCCACCACCAGAAGCAATACGATCAAGAGGAATAACCTGAGCGCCACGAGGCATATTCAACAACTCAGGGCCCTGCTCACCAACCCAAGACAAACCACTACGCATAGTAACGCCACCCTCAGCCTGACCAGGAATCTTACCCCAGTTACCTGCATAAGTAGGGCCAGCAAGTGAGAAAGGATTAACAGCCTTCTGAGCAGCGCGAGCACGAGCCTCAAGCCCATCAATAACAGTTTTCTTATTACCTATCTGGCCTAAGAAATCAGCAATAGTTTGCAACACAAAAGCAATCGGCTTAATAACCTCATGGAAATCCTTAAAGCCCTGAATAGCGCTATCCATAAACTGAGGATTATCAGTAAAGATTTTAACAAAGTTAGAAATCAGCTCTACCAACGGTGGTAATAATTGCTCAACCATATCAGCAAAGATAGGCAACAGTGGAAGGAAAGCATCAACCAATTGCACAACCAGTGGCGCAAGAGTTTTAACAATCTCAATCAATGGTGGCATCAAGGATAAAATGAGATCAGCGATCGTTGGCAACAGTGGCATCAACGCTTCAACAAGGCCAAGAAAAGCCTCAGACAAAGCAACCAAGAAAGCTTCAAACTCAGGCGTAGCCACAAGCTTAGAAACAAAATCAGCAACCATAGGAACTATCTTCTCAATAGCAGGCAACAAAGCCGCGCCAATAGTTTCCTTCAAGTTCTCGAAAATAACATTCAACCTAGCAAACGGGTTAGCGGCAGCCTCAGCAGCACCCTTATACTTCTGGCCCAACTGCTCAATAAGATACTGTTGAGCAGCCATCTCGCCATTAGTCTGCAAAATACTATCGAACGTAGCCTTCTGCTCATCAGTGAAAACAATACCGGCACGAGTCAACTTATTAAACGCAGACTCAGTGTCACCAGCTACACGCTGAAACGCCAAACCAATAGCCTGAACATCCTTACCAGTACCAGCAGCAGTATCAGCAACAACCTGAGCAAGATTATTAATACCCTCAACGCCCATAGCCGCAAGAGAAGGAACAGCCAGCCAACCAGTCTTAATCTGATTAATAATCTCGTCATCAATACCAGACAACTCAGCAAGCTTAGTAGAGTGCTTATCTAAAGCCTCAGTAGCCTTACCGATAGAAGAAGCCGTATCACCAAACTGGTTAGCGTTCTTAACCGCATTCTCAAGACCACGAGTAACAGCCTCAGCCTCAGCAGCAGCCTTAACAGAAGCAGCCCCAAACGCTACAGCAGCCGCACCAGCAGCCACAAACGCCGCACCAATAGCCAACCCTGCACCCTTAGCAAAACCACCCAAACGGTCAAGCGCAGACTCAGCCTGATTAACACCCTTATCATCAAACTTGGAAACGATAGGTAATGAAATAGCCATTACTTCAACTCCTCACTAACCTTAACACTCCAACGATTAATAGTGACCTCAGCAGCAGAAACAACCTGCTCACGAGCATCCTTAAAAGGCTTATAGAAAATACGCCCACCATTAGGCCACCCAGGAAACTGCGCCATAACAGCCCGATACAAAGCCTGACCCTGAGCACTAATACCAGGATTCTTACGCCCAATCATATCCAAAACAAACGGCGTAGCAGTCTTATAATTCATAGACAAAGACACAAGATTATTACGACCAGCACCATTACGAGTCTTACCAGGCGTAATCTTTACAGTACCAGTGACCTTATCCCAACCCCAACGGCCATAAGACTGTTCAAAGCCACGCAACGTAGGCTCACTAGGATACTTAGCGGCAATAGCTTTAGCCAAAGGTTTCAAATCACTTTGCAACTCTTTACGCAATTCCTGAACAAGACTAGGTTCAACCTTACGCAAAATACGGAAAGTGTCAGCAACACTCTTAGCATCAACACTAGCCGTAATCATAGAAACTCCTTAGATACCATTCTACCGCGACTTAGACTGTGCATTCACACGCGCTACAAGATAACGCTGTAAAGTCCACAACATACGCGGATCAAGCTCAAGAAGCTCATTAGGGGAAAGCTTATACTCATAAGCAAGCTGGGCAATCATCCAATGCGTAGACGAATCACCCAAACCCTTTATGCTTTTGGGTCAGACTCCCCAACCATAGCAACAGTCTCAGACCAAGCCTCAAACTCAAGGTCAGTCACACCAGTACGCTTAGCAGCAGCCCACGCCAAAAAGAACATATACGTTAGACGAACATCATTCCCCAACGTAGCAATAGACTTATCAAAATGAGTCTCAAACTTGATATAGTCAGCAGCCGTAGTTGACACTTCAGAAGAAGTGCCATCCACGAAACTGATTTGTAGGTTAAGAGGTTGCATATGTTTAAACAGTTCCTCGAGTTACAGTACCAGCAGAAGGCCAAGATACTGACAGGGTTGCAAGGTCACCCACGTTAGAAGCAACAGGGCTATATGCGGTCACTGAGAAAGTTCCAGTGTAAGAAGGGTTAGTTGCCGATACAGAACCGCTAGTTGGCACACACACTACAGTAGCGATAGAACCAAACAGAGGGAACAGAACAGCATCAACCGAACCTGCACCAAAATCTTGGTGGAAGTCAATCGAGATAGAAGCATCTTTCAGACCGCCGCCAACACGTTGACGCCACGCAGTACCGAAAGCAGTTGTCTCAATCTCATCAGCAGTCAGGTCAAAAGTGACAGCAGCAATGTGATCACTAAAGTCCGTACCGTTAATGGTTGTCTTTACGTCAGTAGCAACAAACTTAGCCACAATCATCTCCTAAAAATTATTAAAGCTAAAACGCTACTTTTATTCTACCGCATAAATGATGCTAGTTAGCATAAACCGCAACAGCGAAATCACACGCCAAATACGTTGCATCACCAATCTGCACCGCACCCACATTAGTCATCTCAGACACGCGCACATCATACGCTGAACCACCAAGAGACTTCTCAGACTCTATAGCACCCTTAATAGAACCCGTACCTGTAGAAATGAAAGCATCCAGACGGCGTTGAGCCTCACGCTCAGCAACACGCCCCACAATCACAGACACAGTAAAATTGTAGGTTACAAGGCCACCATGAAATGCGCCATCATAAACCACATTTCCCAACGCTATAACAGCGATAGGCGGACTAGGATTATCGGGAATAGTCTCAGCTACACGCAAGCCACGAATCGTGCCCAGATTAGCACCTAAGCCGTTGCGGATGTCAGCAATGCTCACGAGGCTACAGCCTTACGGAACGGGTCAAGCAAAGCCTGAACATCAGGATCAACACGGCCAACACGGATAGCACCCAAATCGCCAAAGCCTGCCACACCCAGTGGGGAATCGTAACGCTTAAACTGGCGCATAGCCAACAAGAGTGCCGCCTGCTTTACCGCAGTAGGAACACTCGACCAACCAAACACACCCACAATCTGAACCGGCGCAAAATTGTTATATGTTGAACCGATAGTCCAAATAGGAAACAGGTAATCACCTACAGCACGAATACGAGTAGCAGGCTGAACCAAACCACCAGATACACCATTCAACGGCTCAAGCTGAAAATCAGTAACAGCCCAAGTATTGTCATAGCTTTGAGCATTGTCAGAAGTCTTAAGAGTAGTAACAGAAACAATGTCATCAGTCTGACAAACAAACGCATCTTGAGGCTGATAAACCCTAGTTCCGCTAGTCGAATAGAACACGCGGTTACAGTACCCGTCAATTTCACGAGAAGCAGACTCAATAGCAATCTCAATCAGCGCATCATCAACAGAATCAGTGATCCGCAAAGCAGCCTTCACATCAGCGAGAGTGGCATAGCCGTTAGTAATAGCCAAAATAAACTCCTAAATCCTATACCTATTGTACCGCTAATCCCAGCTCAAAATGCGTCTACGCGATAAAGTCCAAAACCCATCACTATAATCACGCTCACGCTTCTTAGTCTCAAAATAAGACTCATTCAAAACATAACTCCCACGATTCTTAGAAACATACTCAGGGCTAAACACAGTGGAATGTTTCTCATGAAAGTGCCCTATGTCTGCCCTGTGAACTTCATACCCTAACTGTTCACAACGCCACTCATACTCATCATCCTCAAAATTAGCTGGATGAATAGCCTCATCAAACAAGCCCACGTTGCCAACAACTTCTTCACCAATACAAAAAAACTGCCAATACGGTGACTCGCTAGAAGTAATCAGGCGTTCCCTATGCGAAATATTAAACCAATCCTCAAGAGCACCAGGCTCAAACATGATGTCATCAGAAGCAACAAACCAGCGGTCAGCATGAGGAAACGATTTGATACCCAGATTCCATGACGTAGACACACCCAAATTAGAAGGCATATTTAGGATAGTAAGTTTCTGCACCGCATCAGGAATACGCAAATCAGCAAGCCTGCCACCGTTATCAATAATGAGCAGATGTTCAACAGGATAGTCAATGCCATAAACCATACGCTGAAGCTTCTCATACTGATTCAGCGTAGGAACAATAAGGTTAGGAATCATTTGAAGAACTCACGCAAATAGGGCATCCAATACCAGTTCCACACACGATCAACCTCAAACTGTTTAGCAAACTCTATAGAAGCCTGACTGATTCCACGAGGAGCAGCATAAGCAAGTTTTAGCGCGTTCACGATAGAACCAATGTTAGGAATGTTGTAGAACGACTGTTGAGGTTCATCCCAGAACGGTTGCCCATCAACCAAGAAAGAATCATCACCAGCCAAGTCTTGAGTCGCCGCCCAATTAGAGGTGATAACACGAGTGCCACACGCCTGAGCCTCAATCACAGGCACACCAAAACCTTCACCATACGACACCTGCAACATAACGTCAGAACCCGTATACACTGCCGCCAAAAACTCGTCAGGATATCCAGTACGGTTCACGTCACTATTCAAAATACGCACATACTCATCAGACAAGCCACACGCCCTCAACAAGGCTGGAATATTAAACCCACCAAACACAGGGCTAGGCTCACTATGAATATAAAGATAAGCGTCAGGATACTCTTGCCGGAAAATACTGAAAGCCATCAACTGCTCAGCAAGCGCCTTACGATGCACCAAACCATTAGCCTTATTAGCTGCAACCATAGACACCAGAAACGCATCATCAGGAACATCCAAATATTGGCGAATCGGCACACCCACAAAATCATCAGTAGGCTTCATCACACTCGTATCAATCGCGTGAGGAATATACACACTATCCACACCGGCACGCTCTAACTGACGTTGCCCATGCGGTGACATAGTCACAGGGTGAACATTAGGGCGTAAAAGAAACTTGAGCACGTTAGGTGGCAACGTGACGTGATCTAGTGGAGTCCAGGCAATAATGTCACCATCAAACTTTAGGTCATTGTAAACCCACTGATCATAAAGAGTAATTACAGCATCTTTCACATCAGGATTATGCGACTTATGATCCTCATGCCACACCGGAATGACATCATCACTGTAAGGCTTGAATCCACGAGGATAATGAGGAATCTTCCCGTGAGGAGTCTTAATCTCATCAATACGACCCTCAAGCCCATAATTAGACAGGTTAGCAACCTTCAAACCATGCTTAACCATACGGTCAATCAAAAGCTTCACCTGCACCCCATAGCCAGTAGGCGAATCATACGAGTTAGAAGCAACAGATACGACACCGCGCAATTTCTCTACAGCCATCATTTCCCTTTCAAAAATAGGTTGACTCTATTCTATAACCTGTATTAGATTAGTCACGATAGTTCCCCCAACTATCTAATCCCCTTAAGGCATTGTGGTTGTCTTGAGGGGATTACCGTTTAACTAGAACATCCCCTGCCTAACCTACAAGACAGGGGATGAATCTAGCTACTCAGCTTATGGCTGGAGCAGGTACTTAACGTGTGAGCTGTGGGTTAGACCAGAGTCAACACGGTAGGTGAAACGGTAACCAGTAACGTCGTTAGCAAAGTATGCGTCAGACGAAACAGCAACATCAAGACCAGTTGTAGCAATCTTGACAGAACGGTAGTCACCGAACAGAACAGCCTTCTTGCCAGTAGCAACACTGTCAAGAGCAGGGTTCTCGTAAACAGCGAAACCAGCAAAGGTGTCAGGCTGACCAACGCCTACCTGGTAAAGGTAGTTTCCTGCAGTGTCCTTCAGCTTACGGATAGCACCAATGGTGGAACCGTTAGCCATGTAACCAACACCTGGCAGACGGCGAGCAGCACCATCAAGCGAGTAGGCGAGGTCAATCAGGTTGTCAGCAGAGATAGCAGTTGCGGTAGAAGCGGTAACGCCAGAACCAGCAGCAGCAACCAGCTTAGCGGTAGCAGTACCGTTTACAGCGTAACCGATAGCGTTACCAGCCTGCTCAGCAATAACAGCCTCAATGTCGAAACCAGCGTCAGTAATCAGTTCGTTAGCAACTGGAACAATGAAGGCTTCTTTCTTTGGCTGAAGAAGAATGCTGTCAAAGGTTGGGTTAGATTCAGCAATTGCAGAACCAGCAGCAACCTGTGCAGCAGTGCTGAAAGCAGTGTAAACAGGAATACGCAGGTCGTTACCAGAGCTACGAGTGATAACCTCAGCAACGTCAAGCATAGGCCCAACGAGGCGAGCAACACCGTATACACGGTCAAGGAACGATACAGGAACAGTTGCAGTCGCAGGAACGAGAGTTGCACGCTGTTCAAAGTTGTGGCCACGAACTTCTCCACGAGCCATTGCGCGGAAGATGTCAGCGTCAGAACGTGCTTCTACAGCAGGAACAAAACCAGCGGCAGCGGTAGCAGCCTCAGCCTTGCGCTCCTCGTTACGAGTAGCAATTGCGAGAGCATCGTCAGCGGAACGGATGTCTGCTTCAATGCGCTCAATTTTCTGGGTTTCCTCAGCGAGCAGTCCACGCTTCTCGGATTCAGCAAAATCAATGATTTCACGAACCTGAGCAATAAGGTTTGCGCGTACTTCCTGCTGAGACTTGATGAACTCACTCATCTTTAATCTCCAATAAGGTAAGGTTGCGAACTGGTGATTACACGCAAGTTCACGGAACATTTACGGCGGTGCTAACACTCAACCAGTTTTAGTATACCGCATATACAATAAAAGTCGCGCAAACAGAAAAGGCCAGCTTGAAAGCTGACCTAATCCTAACCACACCACCTGCGGTATTTCTACTTTACCGCAACTAGCCGTGAAAAGAATATCCCCTAGCGAGCAGTAACACTAGGGGATAAGTCAACCGGCAAAACAGTTGAGGGGTTTAACTATTATAGCTCAAACAGTTCCAGCTTCTTCTTCTTCAAAGCAAGCAAGCCCAAATCGCCAACCACACTATCAGCAGGCTCATTATCAAAAGTCACAGAAGGCGAAACCTTATTGATAACCGAATTCAGCAGGTCACGAGAAGCCTCATCTAAATCATCGCCAGACTCAAGCTTGGTAAGTGCAGCCTCAAGGTCAGTCATGTCAACCTCAGCACGCTTAGCCAACTTCTCCAATGATCGCACCGTTGTAGTTCCAGCAGTTGAGGAATAGGCAGGGAAGGCCACAATGCTGACCTCGAAAAGACGTACCGAATGCAGGGTGCGCTCAGTGCCTTCACTGTTCCAAGAATCCTTAATGACATTGAATCCAAAAGACATGGAGTCAATAATTTTTGTTCTGATGAGCTCTGCTGTGTCTCTTCCCAGCTGTGTGTTCGGCAGCGTAGCAGTAACCTTCAAACCACGAGCATCCTCAGTCAAAGTCATAGACTTAGCACGAGTAGAACCCAACACTTGACCGGCATCATGGTTCCACAAAAGCTTCACATCATTACGAGACTTCAACGAGCGAGTGAAAGCACCAGGAGCAACAAACTCAGTAAAACCGCCCAAGTTTTCAGAACGGCTATTGAACACTGAAGCGTAACCCTCAAACACCATACCGTTAGGAGTTTCACGAACCTCAAAATCGGTAGCCTGAACACGAGTCTCAAACTTACCCACACTACGCATACCAGCCAAAGAATTGACAGGCTTATCCTCTTCCATCTCAGGAGCAGGCAAAGCAGGAATCACCTGAACACGAGCAATCTCAACAAGCTGAATCTCAGACTCAGCAGACCACTCACCATCCTCTTCATCCCACGGCGTAACTTGAACCATATCACCATCAACCTGAATAACCTGCCCATACTCAATTTCATCTTCTTGAATCCATTGAATCCAGACACCAGGCGTTAATTCTTCAGCAGTAGCGCGAATATCCATATTTCTATTATCTCCTATATTTAGGGTACGCTCACCCTCAAACGGTTCATCAGTAGCAAGCGATACAGCAACCGCCTGATCAATAGCATCCTTTTTAGTTTGATGGCATCCATATACTGCACCATCAGCATCAATAACAGCCCAACCACTTTTACAGTCAGCGTTACCCTGTTGAATAAAATATGGCATTAGCCGTTCACCCACAATCCAGTGTTTGCCTGATACTTCAAAACTTGCCCATCCTGTGGGTTAGTAATCTTTACGTTATGTAACTCATCCAGCTCATAACCATTCTGGATGTTCACAAACACAACACCATTATTAGAACTAGCACGCAAACAGTAACCAATAAACACTGCATGATTAGGAGTAGTAGGCCGAGTAGTGGTCATGTTTCCTGAACCGGTAGGTGACAGCCACACAGCCGCGCCCTCAGTCATACCACTAGTGTTCAAACCACGAACTAAACCAAATGTTGTAGCAAACCCTTTATTAGCGGCAGTTACAGTCTCAGTCATAACGGCAAGAGTCTTAGAAGAAGTAGTCTCACTGGTAGCAGTAGCGTAAGCCACCTTCAAATTCACGCCATCAGACCCAACAGCATAAATAACTTTACCCTCAATAAGTCCACCATTATCGTTAGCGGAAACCCTAAGAACCTGCTCCATGCCAATCTGTTGAGTAACCTGACCACCCTTCATCTGGAACTCAAACGTGCCATCAGTATCATTCCAATGCAGACGACCAACACCAGGCGTAGCAACAGCAGAAGTATTAAACTGAATCCAGTCAGGAGCCTGAATAGTTTGCACCTGTTGCAAATCAGAAACAACCGTGGCCTGCTCCTGACGAACTACAGCAGTACCAGCAGCAGTAACATTAACAGTCGCACTCGCTGGAGTAGCAACGGTCACAATAGCCGTTGACTGCGTATAGACAACATCTGTCACTTTGTGACCTCGGGGAACACATAGAACCGGCCTTCAACTAGACGAGTAACATAGCCAGCACCAGACACAAGCTCAAGGTCATACACATACTGTGTGTTAGGTGTGCCATCAAGCGCGGCAGTAGCGGTAGCAGACAACTCCAAAATGATAGTACCGGCAGTACCGCCAAGAGTAATACCAGTACCGCTAGTCAGCGACACAATAGCTGTACCGCCATCATACGAATCACGAACCTGCATACGGGCACTATAGCCAGTCAAGTTCACTGCGGAACCGCCAGCCTGCCACGTTAAAGTGTAATCAAAGTTTGCACCCTGATAGCAAGACATATCAAGAACGCCAGGAGTCTGCATTAGTTCACCCCATAAACAGATTCAGGATTCTCAGGATCAATCTGAGCAACCGCCTGCAATTGTGTAGAAGGCAAGCCAGTGTGAGGAATCACAGGCAAGCTTAGAGCCTTCATAGTCTCGTTAGGGTCAAACCCTGCAAGGATAAGTTTCTGCGCCATAGCCACCCGTTCAGACTCAGCCGATAGCGTAGCAGCATCAATGTTCACGTTAGCTAAAGGCACACGAACTGTATCAGCCGAAATATCGTCAATCGGGCGATAATCCTCTAACCGGCGCACATCATTGATAGTCAAGAACCCAGACTGCAAACCAGTCGAATATGCGCTCATACGAGACTGAATATCGGCACGCAACAAACCATCAAGATTAAACTTCAGGAAGGCGTTTTCGCCACCAGCAGTACGCAACATCAAAGGCGTTAAAGCGCCCTCAATCTTTTGCACAATCGGGCGCAGCGAGTGAGTAACCCAAGCAAGGTTAGATTCTTCAACTGATGCATAAGAGTTAGTGCCAGGCAAAGCCAACAGATGTGGAGGAATGTTGAAAGCTCGAGCCACATCAGCAACAGCCTGATTACGCGAATCCACCAACGTAGACTTATCAGGATCAATCTGTGTAGATTTCCACGTTGCACCACCAGAAAGAACACCAGTCTTGTGGCCACGTTGCCAACCAGCATGAGCCTTATCAAAACCGTTACGCAACTGATCGCTTTGTTCCTGAGTCAAGTTACCAGGGAACTCAATCACACCAGCCAAGTTAGTTCCAGAACCAAAGAAGGTAGCAGCGAACTTCTCCAACGCTAAAGCAAGACCAAAGTTTTCCTTCAATGCCTCGATACGCGAAACGCCACGCACAGCACCAGGGCGCAACAAGTCAGGAATATAAATAACCTCATCAGCGCTCAAAGCCTTCTTCTCACCCTGAACATTAAAGATAAGGCGACCCAAGCCGTTACGTTTAATCTCAACAGTTTGAGGGTTCAACACAACAAGGTTCACAACCTCACCCTGCTTATTACTGAACACGCGCACAAAAGCGTTACCATCCAGCAACAAGGAAACAATCAACGCCGAGTAGAAAGCCTCTTTAGGTAAATCAACGTCAGGCTTCTGAACCCAAGCAGGAGCAGGCCGGAAAGGAAACCGCGCACCATCACGGCGAACAAAAACATCAAGTGGCAGCGTTGAGATAGTGTCAGCAATTAAACTAACCGCGCTGTAAACAGCATTGACCTGAAACACAGTCTCGTTATTTATGTTAGTGCCAGATAGTTGACCAAAGTCTACACTGTCACCTGATGCCCAAATTGACTGGTACGAAACCGCACGAGTCTCAAACAAACGCTCAAACATTACTTACTAACCGCCAACCCGATAAGGATGAGAAAAACTCCACCTACAATAAGCCCAGCAATCGGGCTAAGAAGTGTTGCACCAGCAGTGATAGAAACTGCACCTGCAAGCTGAATAAGAGTAGACATATAAACCTTTAATAGAAAAATTGTGGTACAACTGTTTCCATTCTACCAACAGTTGCACGATCTACCGCCATGATAGCGCCAACAGCAGCGTCAATCTTTCGCGGACTATTACGGGCATCCTTCTTAATGTGTGGCCCTGCAGGAGTCATCTTCAACACCGCATTATCAAGATGGCGTGCAAGAGTAGGGTTCCCGTCATGCTCAATACGGTGCTCAACAACCGCATCATAAAACTTGGCACAAGCTTTAATCATACGAGAAGGTGACTGTGGAAACTCAACCACAGGAAAACCAGCATCCTCAAGAACCTGCATAGTGCGTGCCCACCGGAACGGGTCAAACACTATCTCTTGAACACCAGAATATTGTTGGCAAAAGTCAACAATAGTTGCTTCAACATCCCCAATATCTACACGCCAATCATCACCATCAGCATCTAAATCTTTCTCCCACGCCTTGACGAGAAACACCTGCACCGGCTCATCCCCTTCAGGAATAGTTGCACCAACGATAACAGTGGAGTCACCACTAAAAGAACCATCAACACCAAGCACTACTTTGGTATCAGATGTGACAACAACATCCCCGGCGCACTCGTTCCACGCACCGGCAGGCAACCACGCCTCAGCACTAGACACCCATTGATTCAAACGCTTAGTGCGAAACTCAGCCTCAGGCGTTCTACGCACAGCAGACTCAAAATCCTGCACCGCCACAATATCGCCAAACCCAGGATTAGCAATCTCCCAAGATTCAGGCAACCTATGATCCATATCGGCAGGCGCTTCCCACCACGCCATAAAAAAAGCAGGGTCTACAATCTCGCCAGCAGCAACCTTCTTACCATACTGATACAGGCTGTAAGCAATCGAATCCTTACCCGTCGAATCAGACTTAACACCAGCAGTAGTAATAGCAACCAGTTGCCCAATCTTGCCACGGTTACCCATAGCCAACGAAAACACATCAAACAAGTCACGGTTCTTATGCGCGTGCAACTCATCCATGATTACACGGCTAGGGTTCAAACCTTCCTTAGAATACGCCTCAGCCGAAACCACACGAAACACAGAATTAGTAGCAGGCACAAAGATACTGTCTTTATACACAGTCACCATATCGGCAAGTTCAGACTGTTCAATCATGCGCTTAGCCTCACCAAACACAATACGCGCCTGCTCCTTCTCAGCAGCAACAGCAATAACTTCACCGCCCTGAATACCCTCAGCAATCAGCGAATATAAACCAATCGCGGCAGACGACAACGCACTCTTACCATTCTTACGCGGCATCCCAATCAGTGCCGTCTGTGCAAGTAGCCCACCAGACTCATCACGCGCATACAACCTATACAGAAGCTCCTTCTGCCAATCACGCAAACGCAACGCCTCACCAGCCCTACCAGCAATACCATCCTTACCAATAGAACCAAACGCCTCAGCAAACTCAACAGCAAACTCGCCATCACCACGAGCAATAGCCTCAACAGAAACAGGCGTCAAAACAGCAGGCGGCCAAGAAGTCATTTACCAGCCTGAGCCTTACGATCCATCAGCTCCTCAAGCTTGGATTTAGTTTTAGCTGATACCAAACCAAGACGAGTCCGGTCAGCAGGCGAAAAGCCAAGCAGCGACAAACCATTAACAATAGCCTTCTCAGTCTCCAACAAACTCATATTCACAACACGAGACTCAGGCTCATCCCAAAACCTACGCGACAACTCATCACGCCTATCCATCTGCCTACAGACCTGAGTCACCAAATCAACATCAGTACGAATAGAAATCCACAACTCACCAGCACCAAAAATCTTTTGCCACAACGCCAATCCAGACTCACGCAAATCAGCAGGCGGCTCAACATACCCATACTCCATAGGCGCAACCGCATCATTCAAACGCAAACCACGCTTACCAGGATTCCCCTGCAACAACTTCAACTCAGCAGGCTTAGGCGGATTAGGCATCTCATTCCTTTCGCGTAGGTTCGCACATCCAGACTACCACTATATGTAGTATCCCGAGGGGTCTGAACTGCGGATATACAGAAAAGGCTAGGCTGGGGGGTGAGGAGTGGCGTGTTTGTCACAAAAAAGATACCCCCCATCTATGACGTGGGGGGCTATGCACCACTATATGTTGTGGTGTTCGAATATGTGTTCGAATGGTTATTCTAGTTGTCTGTTGCCTCTGCTACGGTTGCATCTGCTGTGTGCTGGAAGTAGTGGTGATGTGGGGTCGCCTGGGTATAGGTGGTCTGCGTCTATGTTGTCTGTTGGTGTGAATGGTTGTTTACAGATGTGGCATTGTGTTGCTGTTGCTTTGACTATACGTCTGGCCTGCTGGTATCTGTACCCGTATAGGGTGGCTTTCTTTGCTTTGTGTGTGGGGTCTTTGTCTTTCGCGGCCTGTTTGCGTTGGTCGAGTTCTGTTTGATGTTGTTCGCATCTAGTACCACGGCTGAGTGTGCCACAGACTATGCAGGGTTTATTGAAGGCCATTGATTACCTGCCTGAACTTGTCTCCTACTATTTCCCATGTGATTAGTTCTGCTTCACTGCGTGACCATTCTGAGTGTTGTTTCCAGTTGCGGCGTAGTGATCTGATGTTGTCTGGTACGTTGGCGATACTGCTGATGAGTGGTGTTTGGTATCCTCTGCCGCCGATAGGTGTTGTTATCACTGGTAGGCCGTAGGCTAGGGCGCGACCAATCTTGAGGTGTGTGCCTGAGCCTGTCTGTGTAAGGTTCACAAATGCGTGAGCAGTTCTAAAGTAGTAATCAAGTTGTTTATCGTTTACTGCTCCTATCAGTTCAACATTGTCATAACGTGACTCAAGTACTGAACATACGTTGCCTAGTATGCGTATCTTGTATTCCCTTAGTAGTGGGGCAAGGGCTATGAGTTCTTTCGCGGCTTGAATGTTAGGGCCATAGAGTGATCCGATAAAGATGAGGTTGAGTTCTTCCCCTGTAGCGATAGTGTCAGGCAGTGTCACCCCGTTAGGTATGTGCGTTACTGGTGTAGTGAAAGGGTACAGTTGGCGCATAGCTTTCAGGTCTTTTTCAGCAGTGTAGGTCATATGTTCTGCCTGCTGTGTAGCCCTACGTTCTAGGTTAGCTACTAGGTCAACGTCTAGGCTGTAAGGGAACTGTTGCCTAGTGTTTAGAGTCTCGCAGTTGTGACTGTCATAAATATATGGTCTGCCGTCTGTGAGGTCTAACAGCCACGGATGTTCCAAAATGATGAGGTCTGGGTCGCTGTTGTCTATCTCACGTCTAATAGTGTCAAGTTTCTTCTTAGTCAGCATAGGCATAGGGTCAAAAGTTTTCACACCAGACTGCATAAGAAGTTTGGCTTGTGCTATTGCTGCAGGATCAGCACCAATAGTTTTATAGTTCACGCCCTCAATGCGTTGGTGTGTGCTTTCACCAGTCCAGTCCAAGCTAAACACTGTGGATTCATCTAGTGCTTTTGCTAGATTCCAGCATCTTTCTTGACCGCCAGACATGACAGGATATATCGGCCACGGTGTTAGAGTGATGGTTTTCACTGTTCGCCTTCCACAACATAGACAGGTTCTTTACTGCACTCATGCTGAGTATCTGTACCGTTGCGATACGCCTGCTGAAACTCTGGGCAACAAAACAGTGCATTATGTTTGGTGAACATTATCTTGTTTCCCTGCTTGCCCAGCCGTCACCCTTAAATTGCACACTTGATCGTTGAGGTTTACGCTGCAACGGCTTGTCACAATAAGAGCAGATTATTTCTATTTCAGCAGTGATAGAGTGTGTGACTTCTTCCCTGTAGCCACAGTCACACTGGTAAACATATGTTGGCATTATTTTTCTCCTTGCCTGTAAGGGTTGAAGTTTTCTTTTGGATATTCAGAACCTTCTTTCCACGCGTCATCCCAGACTTGGGCTTTTACTTCAGCAAGCCAACGGTCAAACTCAGACGCGGCTTGTCCCTCGTCAATAAACTCAAACCTATTTTCACCAATCTTGATAAGTTGCCCCCCATAAGCTGCGCGTACTTCTTCTGTTGTAGGCGTGTAATCACTCACTGTTCTTCTCCCTGTCGGTAAGGGTTTAGTGGCTGTTTGGGGTTCCTTGGTTCATCGCTTTTAGATGGGTAAAGGGGAACTCCCATATATTTCAGTAGTGATATTTGCCCTTCTTCCCATGCTTGTGCTTTTACTTCAGCAAGCCAACGGTCAAACTGCTCGTCTGCGTCAACTATTTCTGTCCTAGGTGGAAGATAGTTGGCGCGTACTTCTTCTGTTGTAGGTGTGTAAGGATTTTGCATTTTTTGCATATTGCTTTCACTCAATGTTCTCTCCCTTGATAAGCGCAATAGCCTTGTTCAAACCTTCCCAGTAGCCGTATGAGCCTCCGGTGATTGGCTTGGCCGTATTGGCTTCACGCTCTGCGCCTTCAAGCAGCTTGATGATGCGTTCACGCTCCATGTGTTCAGCATGGTCACGTTGTGAGTCGCGCCCTTGAGCGAAGGCATCGGCTTTTATTTCAGCAAGCCAACGGTCAAACTCAGCAACCTTTTCTTGCTCACGCTTAGTTCCACGGAAGTCTCCAACGTGTAGAAACCTGAGCTGTTCAGTATTTAGCGATGGCAATCCCGTCTGTGGGTCAGCACTCATTCTGCTTCCTCTCTCCTGTGGCGAATGTTTTGAATCAGTTTCATTCCATCGCTTAGACCGATAGCTTTCCCAGCCACATAACCTTCATTGAAAGCGTCTGCTTTTACTTCAGCAAGCCAACGGTCAAAGCCACCCTTAGCGACTATCTCCCCCTCATCGTTGTGCCAAGAGAACAGGTTGCGTACTTCTTCTGTTGTAGGTGTGTAAGGAATTTGCATTTTTTGCATATTGCTTTCACTCATTTATTCTTCCCTCTCTAACATAACTACAGCTTATAGACAGTACCCGTAAAATCAACATCCTTCTCCAAAAAGAATGTCACAAGCCCAGGCACACTATCCTCACCCGAGTTTAGACGATACCAGCCTGAGCCGTTATCTAGTGTTGAAGCCATCACTATGAAACGTGAATTACCCCGATCATTAGAACCCAGCTCAGTCACACGCAAATGGTGAAAATGGCCGTGAGCAAGAATAGTAGCTCCAGCAACAGCCTGCTTACCAAATGCCTGTTTACGCCACCAGTCACCAAGCCCTTCAGGTCTAGCGACTTGATGCCCATGCACTAGCCCGAGAATGTGGAAGCCGTCACCAAACACATCATATGCTAACGATTCATCATGTGGCTGAGGTTCAATAAACTTTATCCCTAACCCCATAGCATCAGACAGTTTAGCTAACTGGCGACCTATAAAGATACCCCAGTCATCTGTTGCCTTGCCTACCTGTTGACCATTTACACGCCACTGACAGTGATTAGAACCAATACTCAAATAGGTTATATCTGGCACGAGTGCATGAAGTTGTTTCAGGGTTTCCCACGCAAATGTGGTAGCCAAATCAACCTGCTCCATAATAGATAAATCATTGGACTGGAGTTGTGCCATAGAAGCCTTGTTAGAGAAGTTTTCTACAACATCCCCAGTGTCGCAAAACAGTATCTTGCTAGGTTTCTGTTCACGAATCAGCTTGGTCAACCGTTGCTGCATGATAGCGACACGCTCAACAAGAGTCTCACTATTACCGCGATAGTCCACCTTTCCAACCTGCAAATCACTCCACAAAATTACTAATGCTTTATCATTATTTTTAATAATAGGTTTAAGTTTTACCTTCTTAAACGCTTGAGACATCAACACAGGCAAATCAACCTGTGTACCCTTCTTGCGGAAATGAAAACGGTAAGAAGTCAACCACTCGCCATCATACTTCTGCCAACGGCTAGTGCGCATATTCCCAACAACTTCAATAGTGTCAGGATCAAACCCTGCATCAATCAGGAACTCGTCAAAGTTTTGAGGCTCTGACGTATAGCCTGGAGTTGTTGCAGTGCCTTCAGTGCCGTCAAACTCGACACCTGGTCGAAAGTTTGAGGGTGCAGATACTTTAGCTGCTGGAGTTAGATTTTCTAGCATAATATTCCTCACAGGTGCAAAGTTTGCTCCTGTGCTTAGCAATAACTTTATCATCTAGCGCAACACCGCGCTTACTGAGAGCTAATGATAGTGTGTATGCGCTCCAGTTTTCCTCATCAGCAATATAGCCGTTAAGCAGTTCAGCATCTTTCTTATCGAGCGACTCGATCAGTGTGCGAACCTTGCAATTATTTAGTTTCTTCTCAAAAGATAGGTTCTCTAACATTATTTCCCTTTCAACAGTTGAACCGTTAATGCGATAGCAAACAAGACTGCATAAATATAGCCTATGGTTGCTGTGACAGGCTCGGCCTGCCCTGATAGCAGAATAAGCTCTACTATCAGAACAAGCACAAGCAGGTTACTAATCTTCTGATTCATTAGAACGGAAGCTCAGAATCTACCTCAACCCACCCATCAGGGGTACGGTCAAAAGTTCCAACATTACGGTGTTCATGTTGGCCACGAGTCAATAACTCTACAGAGGTAGCTTTAATGACAAGGTTCTTGCCGCGTTTGTCTCCAGACTCCCAAGATTCACTAACTTGAGTGCCCTTAACTTCTACACGGTCATTTTTTCCGAACTTAGTGAAATCAATATCTACACCGTAAGCGGCTTTAATGGTGTAGTTGGTTGATCCAACCTTAACCCACTTTTCGCCATCCTTTTTAGAATGAGGTTCACTAACTTTCATAGCCCATTTAGGGTTAGGGTCATCACTGCCATACTTCCATTCAGTAACGAAACCAATCATTGATTCTATCTTTGCCATTACAGCTCCTATTTTTCTCCAATAACTATGGCAGTGATTTCTGCCATAGCAACCTCAGCACTCATGTGCCCAGCGTTCTGTTGCCCTGTGACATACAGAATCTTATTCAACATTATTAGCAACGCCTCAATGCGTTCAGCATCATCTTTCTGCATACGATTCCCCTTCTAAGACTCGTTTAGCTAAATCTACCATCCAAGATTCAAACTGTATACCTTTTGTTGAAACTTTTTTATACTTTTTCTGATACAAAATGTCATAAGCCTTTTTAGGCTGTAGCGTAAAGCGTTCCTTCTCCACACGGTTGATATAGCGTTTAGTTATTTTCTTGTTAAAGAACGCATCAGCAGCCATCAAGTTTTCTATACGGCTCAAAATGTTGTATCCCATTCAACAGCACGAGAATAAATACCGTCCCAGCTCAACTCAACCTCACCGGTCTGACCATGACGATTCTTAGCAACATCAATAACCAAAGACTCATGCGGATCAGAACCCTCACGGCGCAACAACATCACTACATCAGCATCCTGCTCAATAGCACCAGACTCACGCAAATCAGACAAACGAGGATGAGCCTCAACCCGATTCTCAACATTCCTATTCAACTGAGACAAAGCAATGACAGGAACTTGAAAATCCTTAGCCATCACCTTTAACTGGCGGCTAAACTCAGCCACCTGATTATGACGTTCAACCTTATTCTTAGAAGTCATAAGTTGCATATAGTCAACAACAATCCCTGCAAGTTTCCCATGACGAGACACAGTACGCACAAACGAGCGAATCTCACTAGGGCCAATACCAGACCTATCATCAATAGCAATCTGCAAGCCGTCAACAAGAGAACGCTTATCATCCAATAACTGCCAGTCACGGTCAGTCATACGGGCATCTTTCAAATGGCCAACACTAATCTGCAACCGTTCAGATACCAGTCGAGTCACAAGCTCCTCACCAGACATCTCTAGCGACGAAAACGGAACAACACCATGCTGAGACAACGCCACCGCAATCTGAGCAGCAACAACAGTCTTACCAACACCAGGTCGAGCAGCAATCACATACACTGCGCCAGGGCGAAAACCACCAATAGCATAATCAAGCTTCTTCCACGGCGTCTCAACAAACAAATCCTTAGACTGCAAACGCTCAATTACAGTTGGCAGAAAATCGGCAACAAACTTCACCTTAGATTTATGTTCCCCAACAGCATCATCAACAAGCTTACGAGCATATTCAGCCATGTCCTCAACAGACAAAGAAGGCTCAATACTGTTCAACCCTAAAGCTACAGCCGATAGTTTACGGCGCATAGAATGAGTAGTCACAATAGCTGCATAAGACTCAACAGCATGAGCAAATGGCGCATGATCAGTGAGTGTAGCAATCAGGGCACGCTCAGAAGGTTTAGCATCCATTACCGTAACTAGGTCAATATGTTTCTGCTCATTACGCATACCGCGCATAAGGTCAAACAAGTCACCTAGTTTAGGGTTAGCAAAATCTTGACCTGTTAAAGATATGTCGTCTAGGCAATCACCTGCTGTAGCAATTACAGCTCCCAGCACTGCAAGTTCAGCGTCATTTTGGTTAGTCAGCATAGCCGGTGATCTTTCGCTTCATAGGTTGAGCAGTGATAGTCAATGACGGGTTACGTTCAATGTTGGCACGCACCCAGTTTTTCCATGTTCTGCCCCAATCAGTTTTAGTAGCATCCTTGCCTGATTTAGACAACCAGTAGTCAACAAACTTTTCACGTTCGAAAACAATGTTTAGGTTTGGTGCTGTTTCTCTAGTCCATGCTAAGAGTGCATCATCAAGATTCCAATTGTCATCAATGCGCGTAGCGCGGTTATTAGTAACTTTAGTTACTAAGGGTTGGGTACGGGTCGGGTCGGGAGCAGTGTTACTAACATCATCTGTAACAGCGTTACCAATGCCACTTCTGTGCTTATTTACGCGGTTTTTAGTATCTTCACGCTTCTTTAAAACTTGAGCCTTTTCTGGCTGATATTTGGCCCAGTTGTGGATAGAAAATGTCTCAGTTGTGGCTGAGTACGACCACAAACCAGCATCAACAAGCTCCTGTGCAGCCCTCATGCGACTGCCAAAAGCCTTCAGTTTAGATTTAGGAATAACACCATCAGTTAGGTGGCAGGCACTCCATGAGCCTGCTCTGATCCATAGCGCTGTTGCTGAATCTGAAAGTTCAGAAGTTACTGGATGCGACCAGAAACGGTCATCTACTTTAAACCAAGGCATTAGTGACCTGCCTGATTCATCAAATCATTAAACCGTTGTGGCGAATATCCTAACGCCATACGCATCTGATTATTGCTACAACCGTATTCGATAGCTAGGTCTAGATATTTGTGCAGCGTTTTGAGTTGCCGCATTGACTCGTTGTAGTCGCCCCTGGCTTCAGTAAATTTACGGGCTGAAATGCTGAGATATTGTAAAGCAATTTGTTGCTTCTCAGCGTTATTAGATAGACTTGTATCCATGAGTTGACTCCTTCGCAGTCAGTTCTAGGCTCTAGCCAGGTTCTCTCAAACCGGCTAGGGCCGTTTTAAATTATGTCTCTATTGTATCACTCAAATAGAGTGCCATAGATTTCCTCTATGAGTGTCTGAGCAGTGTTGTCACTGATACTATACCTGCCCTCACCAGACAACAAAAACCAGCCATCAGCATATCTGACAGGGATACGGCTCATGGCATACTGATCAGCCACCCAGCGTGGAACACTCCACCCAAACTTTAGGCACACCTTCTTAAAGTCTGCATCAGCAGTCTCTAACACATTATGTGCCGCACACATAGACACGAGACATTCAGGGTCATCCCAGTTCGCTGAACCACCCATACCCCTACCGCGCCGGTGTTGTACCGTCAAACCGCCTGCACAAGGCCACCTATACGCTTCAAACAGTCCAGCAACGACACATTCACGCCCGTCACGCCTAAACACTATAGGGCGCGATTTAGCCACGTTAGATTTAGATTTACGCCCAATAGACATATACACACCAATCAATCACGGTTAGCTTTAACAACAGAATGAGCATGCAAACCAGTATCAGTTTCATTCACATCAAACAAAAAAAGCAACTTGTCATTCAAATCAATACGCCACAAATTAATGTCATTAGAAGCCTTAAAACCAACATGGTTAACTTCACCCTTTTTCCAAACACCATACAGGCCAAACCCTAAAGCCTGCCAAAACTTATTAGATTCCAAATCAATACGGCAACGCAACGTGACACCGATACGGTCAAAAGTATTACAAAAATCCCTAACAACAGCTAATAATGCAGACCCGTAATCAAGCCGCCTAGCATCCTCACGAACAGCAATCTGCTGAATCTTTGCATAAGTATGAGCACGCCTACCAGGAGTCAACAAAACATAACCAACCATGTCATTATTCTTTTCACAAATAAAAACCATGAAATTACGTTCGCCACCAAACACATACTTTTCCCAGATAGTGTTTTGAATAAAACCAACAGCATAAGAATTATCTTTTTGCAGCTTGTCAATAAAACTTTGGTCTTGAGGTAATGCTGTTCTAACTGTCAAATCACCATTCACATAAAGAGTGTTTGATAATCCAGTTGAGCAATCAAACTTTCCGAGAATCATTTTGAGTGCACAAACTCGATTAGGGCCGTCACAATAACAGAAGTCAAAGGAACACCCTCAGCCTCAGCCTTAGCCAAAGCAGGCTTCCAAATCTCATCAGAAACCCTCACAGACCTTAGCGGCGTATTCATTTCATCCTCGACTTCACATCAGCAACCACTAAACGCACCCACTCAGCACGCCGAAACTCAAACCATTCCCGTTCAGACATACTGCCACTCCAACGCCTCAAAAAACTCAACAGAATCATACAATTTGCCCAAACGCTCACTATCATTCAACCGTGACACAACATACGACAGCAGCAGTGGTGAAAGAAAAGTGTTAGTTAGCCTGGCATCAACGATTAAATCAAAGATGTCGTCATAGTTATCAAAGTCAACTTCAATATCCATGTCTTGTAGTTCAATATCAATAGTTTTCATAGCGCCCATTTGTTTTCCTTTACTTCCAAAGTCCGAATTGCTTAAGCTCGCTAACAATAGCAATTTGTGAGTGGTCAAACCAGTTGTAAATGAGGTTTTCATTTGCGAAAGCAACAACCTCTTTGATGGTTGCAAATTCTGGAGTTTCAATTTCGTATGTCTTGCGGTCAATTATTACGAATGTTTCTGTGTTGTTCATTTTGTTTCCTTTCCTTCGGGCTTGTGCCCTTGCTTATGTATATACAGTATCACAGGTACAACCCATGTCAACACTATTTCCAAAAATTTTTCAAAAAACTTTTTCAAACACCTTAGGATACTCACGAACCTCATAACGTAACTTGCCCAACAGCTCACGCCTACGAAACTTAGACCCCCTAAACATTACATAACGGTGCTTACGCCCACGCTCATGCCGTTCAAGCCTGTCACCATAAAAAGCCTTAGCACCATCAACACCACCATGCTCATCAAACAAATGACGAGAATGCTTACTAGAATCACCATCCAACCGCCACTCAACATGAGCATCAGAAAGCCCCGTATAAATCCAGTTAGTAGCCTGATAAACCATACCAACATGGCCAGCGCCAATCTCAGCGTAAGAAACAACAATGTCATACTCTTTAGGCAACATTTTCAAAGACGCACCAATAAGAAAAGACTCAGCATTTCTAGGAGTTATATCAGCTATCCACAATCTAGTTAGCTCAATAACATAATCAGACTCATCAGGCCCACAAACGCCACGGCACAAAGAAGGAGAAGCAGGCTTCCCATAAATAATGCAACCAACCATCAACATCATTTCATCAAATAAGCCAAAGCTAAACATGGCAGGGGCAGACCTATGCAAGTAGTGATTCTCAATCACCATATCTAAAGCATATTTATTAGATATTGGATGCACCTCGTACCCATTTAGTGCCATTACCTTTTTTGCTTTCTTTTTAAACTTCTACGTTCTTGGGGCGTCAAACCACCCCACACACCAAACTGAATATTCCCACGCAAAGCATCCTCCAAACACTCCACACGAACAGGACACTCAAAACAAATCTGTTTAGCACGCTTATTCTCAGCCGTATGCGTAGAATCCGCAAACCATAAATCAGAACCAATCTCAGCGCATAAAGCCTTACTATGCCAATCAGCCACTATGCACCCCTTCTTATCTGGCAAATTCGCCATTCCATCATTGTTTTATTTCCTTTTGACCTATTACAAAAACGACACAAAGGCTGCAAATTGCCTTCACTCTGAGCACCACCACGAGAAATAGGCATAACGTGATCTAACTCAATATTTTTATTGCTTCCACAAGCCACACAATTAGAAGCATACAATCTAGCAATATAAGATTTACGCACATCAAAAACACCATTAGCTAACTTTCTGGTTCTCCTAGAATGTTTACTAGCAGCCACTTTTTCAGGATTATTAGCAATCCAATTAGCAATATTACGCTTTACAGACTCAGGATTTCTTTTTGCCCAATCAACAGCATAACTACGAGCTTTATCTAAATTGTTATTGCGCCATTCTTTTTTATATTGTCTAACTGCTTCAGGGTTTTTTAATGTACGTTCTCTTGATTCCCTATTAAAGTAATCTGGATCAACAAGAAGTTTTTCATGCTTCCAATTCAGCCGATATTCAGTAGTGCATTCTTTGCAACTAGGTTGTTTGCCATCTTTGTAACGAGTGTGGCTACCAAAAGATTCTAATTGTAATATTTTGCGACAACGTGCACAACGTTTATACTCAGACATATCAACACCTAACTTGTTGGTCATGCCCCAGGATATTAGCGTATCGCTGGGGTTTATTAATTGTACCAACTAAGCGCCTTCAAGCTGAACAGATTTAAGAATTGCCATAAGCCTCATCTGACTAAGCTCTAAATGTTTAGCCTTCAATTTAGCCCTGTTATATGAAGCCCTAGCAATAATGGCCGCATCACGAGACTCAATAGCTTTCTCACGCGCAATAGTGCGCCGATCCTCAATCGAGCCTTCAGCCGTCATATAAACCTTATCCATATCAGACTGTGCTTTTAGTTCTGCCTGCTCTGCAGCAATCTCTAACCTTTGTATAGCATCACTTGCTTTACTAAGTTCACGCCCAACCTGAGTCAGCTCCAACCTTATTTCTTCAGGAGTCACGAGAGCTCCTTCTTACGGGCAGTCACAGCATCCTGCACATCAGCAGAATAGCCACCAGCAACAGCCTCAGCCCACACCAGCTTCAAAGCATCAATAGACTCCAGCTTAGAAATAGTGTCAAGCAGGCCATCAGGAATCTTCACAGCAGGCTTCTGAGGAGTCTTACCCCGTTGAGCCTTCTCCATCTCCTCACGGCTAGGAGCTTTCTGCCCACTCAAACCCATAGCATAAAGGGCACGCCCAATAGCAGAGCTTTCACAAGTCTCAAGCGCGGCAGTCTTTTGCGCCATACCAACACCGTCAATCTCAAAAGCGTGACCTGTTGACTTAGGTAAACCAAGAGCCTGATCACCAGCGTTCAAATAAATAGTAGCTTTCACACGCCACATCAAAGAAGCGCGGTCATTATCTGAAGTGTAATCCTCAGTGATAATGCGACCATCTGGATACATTTCATAGAACCGTTTAATACGGTCAACAACTAACTCGTATGAATCAAGGCTGAATTGTGCCATTATTTTTCTCCCTTTTCTCGTTGTGCACGCTCCCAATAAACAGCGTGCTCCTGTACCTTCTGAGCCGTATCAACCAGCTTAGAAATCATCTCCTCGTTACGTTCCACAATCTGACATTCAACATCAAACCCAGGAACAAAACCTTCCGGCCCTTCCATCCGCAACTCATACGCAAACACACATTGTTCAGCACCAGTCACAAACAGTTGCCATTGAATCTGCCTGAGATAGTTCAACGGGATAACATCCAACGGTTTCCCAGAAGTCTTATATTCACCAATCACAGTGTGATCCAGCGACAAACCGTCAGGAGTTGCCATCATCCACTCATTACCAGAGCCATCAGCAGCAATAAGCCAATCGTTAGGCAACACCCCAAAACGCTCCTTCACAACATGAGCAATATAAGGTTCACGCTCAACACCCCACAACATGAAAGCATTAACATCAACAGGTTGAGGATTCTCAATTTGCGCCAAAACCTCCTTCAACCCAGCCGGTGTAGAAGCCTTAGCCACCTGAGTAGCTGTAACGCCACGGTCACGCGCCTCAAGCCACAAATCCTTAGTCTGACTAGAGACTATAAAACGCTCAACAGGAATCATACGTTCCGCACCTCTTTAGCCACATCCACAAACCGCGCATTAGGCGAACCACCCTCAAGCAAGATAACAAACGTCTCCAAAGTCATAGTCACATACTGTTCCGCAGCCTTATTAGAACCATGCTTCTTATGCACCACAACACCAGCCACAGTACGACCAGTAACCTCATCATCATTCTTACGTTCAATCTCAGCTTCTTTAATCCACTGAGGCAACCCATCACGGGCAGTGTTCTTACACTCGATAACTACCGCGCCACCAGCAACAGTGAGAACCCCAGCAATGTCGCCACGATCCTTAGCACCAGTCTTAGCTCGACGTTCAATTCTGATGTCAGCTAGTTTCATTGCTAGGTATTCTGCGACGAGTGTTTCGAAGGCTGTTCCTGCTTTTTTTGCGCTTGCACGATTTCTAACCATTAGTTTCCCTTTCTAGGTTGATATTGAGTATAGACATAGGGTCTGACATTTGCCAAAATATTTTTTAGAAAATGTTTGAAAATAGTGTTGACATAGTCTTTGTGTGTGTTATTGTATATACATAAGCAAAGAGGGCGAAGCCCCGAAGAAAGGAAACAAAATGGAAATCAAAATCGGAGACATCATCCGAATTAAGGGTTCTAACATCATCCGCGAAGTAACAGAAATCACTGACAATGGAGTAACTGCAATCCGCGTAGACCGTAAAAGCACCTACTACGGGGCATACAACATCAAGCCACAAAAAATTGAAATCGTGAAGTGAGGGAGACTAATGGAAAACGAACACAACCCAATCCCCTACAACCAATACGAGGACTCCTACGCATCACAAAAATGGGAAGATGACCGCGCACTAGCCGTAGGCTGTGGCGTAGTCGCAGTAATCGTAATGGCACTCACCACGTTAGGAATCATAGTCGCATGGCTTTAATAATCTGGGCACTATTCACCGCAGCAGTAGCACAAATCATTCTGACCGGCTTCAACGGGCTCACACTGCTCCTCATAGGCGCAATAATCGTCACCGGATATAAACACTTGAAAGCATAAAGAAAACCCCTCTAGGAATACTCAACTAGAGGGGTTTCTTATCTGCCTGGAAAGGGGACAAGCAGTAGTACAACTATACCTTATTGACAGCTATCACACTGAAACTGATCCATAGGGTCTTGGGGAACCGAGTAGCCTTCAACAACAACATTATCCACTGTATTTACTCCATAACTGGCACTACAAATAAACCCCTGCTGGGGAAGGTTCAGTGCCTCAGAACCTTATTTGACGATATAAGTCACATATGCCGCAATCAAAGCGACAATACCCAGGATAGGGCCAACGATAGAAGTCCAATGCACACGAGGGCCTTGACGTTGCTCCAACAGCGCAAGCTTAGTTTCAATCTCGTTAATACGCTTCCAATGCTGATCACTGGTCTTGGATAGCTCGTCTAGTTGTTTCATCATTGCGTCTTGTTTAGCTTCCAAACGTGCGATAGCAATTAGGACATCGTTAAGAGTAGGCTCAGCCATCACTGCCACCATGATTAGCAACAGAAGTCAACACTGAAATAATGCCAGCCATCAACGATACAGAAGCAATACCCTGCCAGTCCACAGACAAAATACCTACAGCACCAGTGCCAATCACAGCAAGAGCAGCCTGAGCAACAGTCTTAATAGCACGCTCACCAGCGTAAGCCCAAAAAGCTTTAGTGAAAACAAACATTAGCTGTGAACCTTCTTAGTCAAAGCGGCAGAAGTGTTATCCTCAGCAAACGCCAAATCAAACCATGACCCAGGCTTAGAATAAACGCCAGGCGCGTTATAGTCGAGTTTCTGCAACTGGAACCAGTCATACGCTTGACCAGAAGTCAAAGCAGTAAGAGGCGCACCAGGGAAACCACGCACCCACACATCACCCTTTTTAACAGTGCCAGAAGCATTATTACTACTTGCTATAAAATATTGACTCGAAGGCACTTCATCATCTCCATCATGGTTTACGTTTTCTATCGGGCGTAAGAAACCTAAAATGTTAGCCATGTTTCGATTTAATCGAGTGACATAGCCGTTATATCCAGACCAAACGCCTTGTTCCATTGTACCGAAAGTTGAGCCATCCCAGTTACGAGCCACAACACCAATATGCCCATGAGTCGAATCGTATGATCCGCCACGGCCAACAAAAATGTCACCCTTCATAGGTGAAGCAGATACCTGCACAAACTGTTGATTCAGGTTAGGTTGTGTAGCGTATTGAGTCCACCATTGATAGGCAGACTGTATACCTGTGGGGAGTGGGTTTTGTAAAACGCCTTCATCATATTGGTTGGCTAAAGCCACACATTGACTGTTTCCGTAGTTGTATATTTGTGTTCCGTTAGGGATAGCAAAAAACTGTTCTAACGTCATAGGTGTTATACCGCTAATAGTTGCCATTGCTACTACTTTACGGGATACGGGTTAGCATCATTGACGACTTGTATAGCATCTAGCCATTCTTGTTTTGTTGCTTCACCGCGCTGATATTTCATAAACACGGCGTCAGAACCGTTAGGAGCAGTATAAGCCAAGTGGCGTGCCGCTTTAACGTCAGCTAGTTGTGTCTGGTATTGAACGTCAGCCCACTGCTTTTTTAGCTCGGCTTCTGTAGGCTTAGGGGTTTCTTCATCTAGCCATTCAAGGCCAGCATAATCATTACCTGTCAAAGCCCACTTAGTGCCGCGATAATTAGTAGTAAGAATTTCAACAATATTCATAATTAAACTTTGACTTCCATAATAGTAATAGACGACCGCTGATTACTCGGCTGAGCTTCATAACGCAACCCATTACTTAGCCACATTCTAGTGTTATAGCTTACAGGCGAAGTAGTATTAGGGTAATCTTCGCGCATAAGATACGCCAAGTGACGAATTGCTAAAGCGCCACCAGCACCTTGTGCGGCATTAGCAGATAGGCTATTACCACCTAAATCAGTAGTGTTATTTCTGAAAATACCTACGCCGCCATCAAAAATGTTAGAAGTTGAAACAGGTTGAACATATTGAGAAACAAAAATAAACATCCTGGAATTGTTAAACTTAGGCGTTATTGTTGCTGATAAATTAGTTGTTACGCCAGGGTAACCAGTTGTTGTATTTACTTGCGTATCTTGAATATTGTAAACCACTTGTATGACTTCCCCAGCGTTAGCAACAGAAGGGTAAACATCCACCCAGTTAGAAGAAGAAGTCGCCAACTGCAACTTATCCTGATCAGCAAGATAAGACATCATGCCCTCAGAAGTCGCAGTCCCAATAGCCGAACCACGAGCAGCAGTACCAGCATAAACCTGCACACTCTGATCAATACCATAAGTCTGCAAATTAGAAGCAGTTAAAACCTCACCAGGTTGAAACCTACGCCAACCAGCACCAGCCATTAGTTCACTCCCAAACGAGCCTCAAGAACAGCAAGACGCTCCTCTTGTTTCTGAATAACAGGAATTAGCGCAAGAGCTAAAAGCTCATAATGCACACCCTGCACTTCACCATCATCACCATAAAAAACAAACTTCTCCATACCAGGAATAGCCGCAACTTCCTCAGCTATTAAACCAATATGAGTCATAGCCTCAGCACCCTCAGCCTCAACAGCTTGACGATACCTGAACTCTACAAGACGTAACGCAGACACTGCATCAGCCGTAACATCAGCATCAACAACATCCTGCTTAATTTTGATACTGGAAGCAGTGTTACCGATACGCCCAGAGGAGTCAACCCAAACAGCTTTATACGGCCCAGACAAACTTCTGTTGTAAACATCTGTTGAAGCAATACCGCCATTAGCAGTAAGCGTACCGCCAGAGCTAAAATCGCCAGCGGAAACAACACCAGAAGCAGTCACATTAACTGTAGTTAAAGTAGACACGCCCATATTCCAGTTACCAGTTCCAAGCTTAGAACTCGGAATCGTAGGGATACGGTCAATATTTACAGTACCAGAAGCAATCTTGCCAGCATCAATATCAGAAGCAATCTTAGCGTTATTAACATTGCCATCAGCAATCTTCACTGTAGTAACAGCATTATCTGCAAGCTTAGCCGTAGAAATAGAACCATCACCAACAACAGCAACCCACGACGAACCATCATAAACAAACAACGCATTAGCATCATCCAAATAAGTCACCATACCCTCAGTAGGCGACAAAATACCAGACGCACGAGCAGCCGAACTAGCAAACCGCATAACAGTCTGATCCTGAATATAATCCTGCAAATCAGCAGCAGCCAAAACCTCATCAGCCACCCAAACCTTACGCCCACTACCAGCCATAAAAACTCCTAAACCTAATAACCCTATTCTACCGGACTAAAACGCCAAAGCGTTCTCATCCAAAATACCAAACCCAGTATCATCCAACACAAGAAACGAATACTGCAAAGAACCAAAACTATAAGTGATCGTATGCCGGTCAACACCAACATTATGTTGAATACCAATAACCTGAGCATAACGCTCAATAACGTCACCAACCTGATTAGGCGTAAACTTCACCTGAACAATCTGCCCCAAATCAAGTTGCAACACATCAATCTTCTGAACATCAGTCAAACCCTCAAGAGCAACAGTCACCGCATCAAAACGATACTCAGGATCACCATACTTATT